CGGCTGTTCCCCCCACATCAACGGACTGGACACCCGCCTCGGCTTCAAGCGAAACTTGGGCTGACGCCGCATAAGGCTGACGCCGTACAGGCTAACGCCGCATAGGAGAATATCATGGCTGATACAGTAACCACAGCATATGGCTTAACGAAGCCAGAAATCGGTGCATCCGAGGATACTTGGGGCGAAAAGATCAACACTGATCTTGATACGCTTGACACGGTTGTAAATGCGATTGGCGGTAAGACTGCTGCTGGTACGTTGTCCTACGCAGATAGCGCGAAGCTGGCAACGACTGCCACGGGTGTGGATGTGACCGGGACAGTGACAATGGACGGCGGTTCTACATCTGCCGACTTTACCTTCGGCGACAACGACAAAGCCATCTTTGGCGCTGGGTCTGACTTACAGATCTGGCATGATACAGCAAATAGTAACATTCGAGACGTAGGTACTGGCTTTCTAGGTTTAGATACAAATGGATCAGATGTTAGATTAACAAGTGGCAGTAATGCTAAAATAATGGGTTATTTTGAGAAAGATGGCCCTGTTTACCTTTACTATGATGGAAATGGAAAACTCGCCACCACCAGCACAGGTGTAGACATCACAGGGATTATCACCAGCGATGGGCTGACTAACAGTGGGACATCACAGTTCGACGGTTCGGTCTCTTTGGGCGTGGCAGGAGTGAGTAATGCGTTCCTAAACAGCCCAAGTTCACTTTATGTAAACATTGATAGTGATAACGATTCTACTAACCGTGTGTTTGAGCTTCAGAGAAATAGTACTGATGGAACAGGCTCTAAGCTATTAAAAGCAGATGAAAACGGCGACATCAGCTTCTACGAGGACACAGGCACCACGCCAAAGTTCTTCTGGGATGCGAGTGCTGAGAGCTTGGGGATTGGGACTACAACAGTAAGTGACCCTTTACACATTGCCGCAACAGACCCTGCTATTCGTTTTGAAGATACCTCTAGCGGCATATCAGGTTATTCACGCATCTTTACTGACAATAACAACGCTATGACGTTTGATATTGATGCGGGTAATAATCGTGGATCAAGTTCTGCAATATTTAAAATTGATGCCGCAGAACGTATGCGCATCGACAGCAGCGGTAACTTGCTGGTGGGTAAGACGAGTGCAAACATTGCAACAAATGGAGTAGAATTAAAGGATGGCAACAATGTTAGTACACTTAACGTCACAACTAGTCGTTCAACAGCAAATTCTGGGCAAGTAGCTTTATTCAATCGCTTGAGTACTGACGGCGATATTTTAGACTTCCGCAAAGACGGCACCACTGTGGGGAGTATTGGGTCACGGGCAGGGGTTGTAAGTTATATTGCGCTTGACCCTCGTTCAGGCGGAGCAGGTTTAACTGGTGGTCAAGCTCTGATTTATCCGTCAAATAATACTGGTGGAATTACAGATGGCGTAACTGATTTGGGTGGAAGTGGCGGCCGCTTCAAAGACCTCCACCTGTCTGGCTCCATTGAGATAGAAAACGGCTCAGGCAATGTCGGCGTTGGTAAACAGGCTCTAAACTCTAATACCGCAAGTAGCAACACTGCCGTTGGTTATCAGGCTCTCTATGATAATACTACATCTTCTTCACAAACAGCTATAGGGCAACAAGCACTTGCTAATATTACAGGTCAATACAATGGAGGCAACACTGCTGTAGGACAAGGTGCTGGATTTACCCAGACAAGCGGATACTCTAATACTTACGTGGGTTATAACTCTGGTTATAATATGACTTCAGGTATTAAAAACACCATCCTTGGCAGCTACAACGGCAACCAAGGCGGCTTGGACATCCGCACCTCAAGCAACAACATCGTGCTGTCGGATGGGGATGGTAATCCTAGGGTTATTGTGGACTCAGCAGGGTCGTTGATGATTGGGGCTGCTGTTGCCGCTGGTCAAGTAGGTGCCAATAACGCAATGCTTACTATGCGTAGAGACACTGGAAGCTGCGGAGTTTCGTACCAATCTGGTACTGCCCCTACTGACCAATGGGAAACATATTCAAACTTACAGGCTCGATTTTATATTGAAAACGTCAGCACTTCTAATGGGGCTTATTTGGTTTACAACAGTAGTAGTGGTTGGACAAATGTTTCAGACGAGAGGTGGAAAACTAATTGGACATTATTGGAAGACTCGTCCTCTAAAATAGCTGCTTTGAGCGTTGGCAAATACCATATGCTTAATAATGCAAAAGAAAGTATTGAAGACGCAAAATGGGATTATGGCGTAAAGGCTCAAGAACTTTTTGAAGTTATTCCAGATGCCGTTGATGTGCCAGAAAGCCCAGAAGATAAATACGGTGTAATTCCTAACATTGTTTTTTGGCACGCAGTCAAGGCACTGCAAGAGGCAATGGATCGCATTGAAACCCTTGAGGCAAAAGTAACTGCCCTAGAAAACGCTTAATCGTAACCAGTCAGAAAAGGATAACACAATGGCTATTACATACACATGGTCAGTTGCCAACATGGAGCGCAATACAGCAGATGATGGTGTAATTACCTGTCATTGGTATTGCCTCGGCACTGACGCAGATGGAAACTCTGCACGTTCCTATGGGACAACATCACACACCCCAGACCCATCGGCTGCTGGCTTCATTGCCTTTGCCGACTTGACTGAAGAAACAGTCTTGGGCTGGGTACACGGATCGGTGGACAAGGATGCCACTGAAGCTGCTATTGCTTCTAAAATTGATGCAATGGCAAACCCAACTACTGCTTCTGGTATGCCTTGGGTAGAAGAAGCTGCTTAACCTAGAGAAAAGGAGATCAACATGGCTGAAGACAAAAAGGTCATTACGATCAACGATGTTGACTACACTGAAGACCAACTGACGGATCAGCAAAAGGTGATGATTAATCACATCAACTCTTTGCAGCAGAAAATCAACTCTGCGCAGTTTAACATGGATCAGTTGCTTGTCGGCAAGGATGCGTTTGTGAATATGCTTACGGCATCTTTGGAAGCTCCAGCGGAAGACGACGCTGAGTAGTTCTGCGAACATAACGCAATTGGCCAGCTACATGCTGGCCTTTTGCATATTTGGCACAATGTGTTATATTGGCCTCAATTCCGTTTGCGAGAGGCGATAATGGCTTTAATTGATCTAAACATTCCCGCTGGCGTTTATCGCAACGGGACTGACTTGCAGAGCATGGGCCGCTGGCGCGATGCTAGCCTTGTCCGTTGGAATGATGGCGTTATGCGTCCAGTTGGCGGGTGGCGCACGCGCAACAATAACGCAGCCAACGCAACTCTGCGCGGCATGTTGACTTGGATTGACAACAGCAATGAGCGATGGATTACGTCTGGGACGTACAACAAATTGTACGTTTGGTCCTCTACTGGTTCGCGGTATGACATTACTCCCGTTGGTTTGACAGCAGGCCGTGAGGACGCAATTTCATTCACAGGTTATGGCGGCGCTGAATATGGCGCTTACGCATACGGCATTGCACGGCCTGACACAGTTCGCATCCAGCCAGCGACAAGCTGGGACTTGCAGTCGTGGGGTGAATACCTGCTGGCTTGCAACGAAGACGACGGGAAAATTTACGAATGGCAACTCGGCACAGGCACACCCGCAGCGGTTTTGTCCAACGCGCCAGTAAGCAATCTCGGCATTGTTGTGACTGAGGAGCGTTTTTTGTTTGCACTTGGCGCAGGCGGCAACCCGCGCTTGGTGAGCTGGTCAGACCGTGAGAACAATAACCTATGGACGCCAGCCGCAACGAATGAGGCGGGCGACCTTGAGTTAAACACGTCAGGCGCGTTAATGAAGGGCATGACCGTTGCAGGTCAGACTTTGCTCCTGACCACGCGCGATGCTCATGTTGCCAACTACATTGGCCCGCCATACGTTTACGGCATTGAGCGCGTTGGTACGAGCTGTGGCTTGGCTGCAAAGCAAGCTGCGGTTGTGGTTGACCGTGGCGCGTTCTGGATGGGCGTTAATTCGTTTTACGCATACACAGGCGGTGCTGTGCAGGAGTTGCCGTGTGACGTGGCTGACTATGTGTTTAATGACATTAACAAAGGCCAGATTAGTAAGGCGTTTGGGATGTCAAACTCAATGTTTAGCGAGGTGACTTGGTTTTATCCAAGCGCAGCGTCAACGGAAAATGACCGCTACGTTTCATATAACTACGTTGAGAATACATGGACAATCGGCAATTTGGCCCGCACTGCTGGCATTGACCGGGGTGCGTTCCGCCAGCCAATGATGGCTGATCCAGCGGACTACAAAATCTATGAGCATGAGATTGGCTTTAACTATGGCACACTGACGCCGTTTGCTGAAACTGGCCCATTCCGCATTGGCGCTGGCGACCAAGTTATGAGCGTGACCGAAATGCTGCCGGATGAAAAGTCGCAAGGTGACGTAAGTGCCACCTTTAAGACGCGCTTTTACCCCAATGGCACCGAGCGCTCATACGGGCCTTATTCTATGAGTAACCCAACTTCGGTCAGGTTTACCGGGCGTCAAGTTCGTATGCGCGTTGAGGGTGAGCGGTTGGCCGATTGGCGTGTTGGAATTAACCGTGTTGACGCGGTTGCCGGGGGCCGTCGATGACGCAGCAGAACCGTCCACCAGAGCCGAAAGACAAGGATTGGCAGACTTGGGGCCGACGCATGATGTCGTACCTGTCTCAAACTCGCTCTGCGCTTGTCCAGCAAACTGGCGGTGAGAGTGCGGCTGACGATGGCACGATTATGTGGGATAGGGAAAATCTGTGGCCTGTCGTTTCAAGGTCTGGCGTTTGGCGGCAAATTGTTATTGCTAATGGCGTGGCTCACCTTGAAATTACCACAGATCAAACAGCTGCTGCTATTAATACAGCGTATCCACTTACATATACAATCATGGCTGGTAGCGTTGGCGTTTCACTTGGTACGCCAGCTTCTCGCATAATCTTTGCGGAAGGCGGATCATATACATTAAGTTTTACAGCTCAGACATCATCCACGTCTGGCTCTACTGTTAATTTTT